ACTTCCGCCACCACCGACACCTGAAGATTCAAGAGTGCCTTCTGGTGTTGTGATCAGGACTACATCATTGACTGCAATTGGGATTGTTGCAGACCCTGGACGGGTGTACTGATTTGTCATTGGCTTACCTCTTTTGTAACGAAGATTATTCCAGAGACGTAAGTGTGAGTTACGTTATCTGCGTCTGTTAATTGTACGTCATAGTAGGACTTGCCAGGAAGTAAACGAGTCTGAGCACCTGTAAGAGAAAGAACTAATGTTCGTTGATTATCGCCATCTTCAACAATATTTGGTTTTGTTACAGTGAACTCAGTGACTACCACTGCTGCACCTGGAAGTGATCTGATCTGTGCCAGTGGGGTTAAGTTATTGACTTCAAAGTCTAGACGAATAGAGAACTCGTATGCATCGCCTTCGTAGATGTTGAGGTCTTGTACAACAGTCGTTGGAGTTGGTTTAACATTTCCATAGGTAGGAATAGGTATACGAACTCTGGTCTTAGGTGACTTGTTATCAATTTCTTGTGGCTCATATACTGGCACGTACTCGTTGGTAGTCTTTGAAATACGGCGTAAGGAGAATACATCAATCTTGTACAGACCAATACCTAGTTGAGAACAAAGTTCCTTGTATTGATTCTTTTTAACGTCAATCATCTGCATCAATTGTCGGTAGCGCTCAGAACGAGGAATCATCACTCCATCTGGCGCTTGGATGTCAATATCAAAAGAGGCATCTGTAGCCAGCGTGTATAGGGCTAGAGTGGAGGCGTTAATAATTACTGGATACTCTTCTACTGCAGGTAGAGTCGCCATAGTGATTGTGCGTCCATAAGAGTCTGTGTGGAAAGTAACGTGTTGAGCAAATGCATCGCAGATGTACTGAGTTATTTCAGTTTCTGTAAAGTACTTGAAGTAGTTTCCAGCAACGATAACGACGTCACCTGCAGCAGGGGTTGTGTCAAAGACGATATGTCCTGTTGCCTCTTCTACCTCTACATCAGCAGATACATCTACTCCATCCACATTGATAGCCAGATATGCACCATCAAGAGGAGAATAGGGAACGAGAAAACGGTTAGTGGTGCCATCAGCCACAAACTGGTAGACGAAGGACCGACCAATGTCACCAAGTTCGTAACGTAGGCGGTTTGCCATTGTTGCTGCTGTAGCCACTTAACCTCCGTAAAATTACTGTGCCTATCATCTCGTGTAATTAAGAGTTACACAGTACAAAAAAGGTCCAACCCCCAACTGGGAGGAGGGCGGGAACCAGTTGAGGGTCGGACTACTTGTGACGTCTAGTGTTTAGTTAGGACGCCAAATATATCCGAGTTGCTCAAGGTAAGCCGCAAGATCTGATGGGACTCGATACTTAACGCCAGCCTTAAAGGTGTAAGCATTGCCTACGCCATAAGTCATTTCTTCAATGTCAGTAATTGTACGGATGACAACCATGTCACCTGCAGTTGATACTCCAACATTTTCGATTTCGTCTAGTACGAGTGGGGCATCTGGCTTCTTAGGATCAAAAACATCCTTCTCCAGACTCTCTGCTTCAAGTTGCGTAGCAATAGATATCTCTTCTGCACGCTTCTTTAATTCTGCTGCGTTCTTCTTTGTTGCTTGTTCTTTAGCACGACCTGTTGCGTCTAAAGGACTTACTGGTGTATTTGCCACGGTATGTATTCTCCTAAGTTAGTTTTTATGATTATGCCCTGGGAGCCAAAGAAGGGGTATGGCTCCCAGGACAGAATCGGGGAAAGATCGGCTATTAGTTTGTGTAAACCTTAACGATAGCCTGGTCGGTGATAACACCTAGACCCCAGATTGCGTACCAAGCAAGAGCGTGCTCACGACCGAAGTCAAGAACTCCACCGTCACGTAGTTCAACTGGGAGAGAGATTGCGTGACCAAATGCGTTGTCACCAATCATGATTGATTCGTAAACTTCAGCACCGTTACCAGTTGCTGTTGTTAGGTAACCTTTTTCTGCTGTGTAATCAGCAGACTCTGGGTTTCCACCTGAACCTGGGGCTGTGTTAGCCTTGACAGGAACGCTGTACTGATCTGCTGGAACACCAACAGATGTTGAAGTTGTGTAAGCAGCGTTAACTGCCAACTTCTTAACCTGTGTTGTTTCAATGAATACTACGTCGTATAGACGACCGATTTCACCGAGCATGAAGTTACCTGGAGCAGCGTACTTAGTCACTTCGATGAACTCTGGGTTCGAACGAATGTCTCGTGACTGCTTTGGGTGTACAAACTGTACATATGTCTCACCTAAGCGAGGGATGTTCTTACCAGCAAGGGTAAGAGCAGCATCCTTTACAGCACCTGTTGACAACTTGTAGTTACCATCAAGGTCTGACATCTGTGTTGCTACTGTGCCTTCGTTGTACCAGTCATTAACACCTTGTACTGCTGAGCGGTCGTAACCAAACACTGCTGATGTTGCTGCTGATAGTGTGTTGCGAGCCTGTACATCTAGGTACTGCGCCATGTGGCGACCTAGAAGACGTGAGGCTGAAGCCATAACGTCATCGAATGATGCGTTAAGAAGTAGTTCAGAAACTGCTACTGCGTAGCCGTGTTCTGCAACTGTGATTGCGATCTGCTCTGCTGTTAGAGCGTTGGTTGTCATACGAACACCTTCAGTTAGAGGTGTTGGATCGATACCAAAGTTCTTGTAACGGAGGAAGTTAACGCGGAGACCAGGTGCTACACCTAGTTCTGTCTTCTTAACTGCGAATTGCTCAAAGCGAAGAATTGGCATTGCCTGGAACAAGATTTCCTTGCTCCAGATTGTTTGAATTGCTTGGCTCAAAGATGTGTTTGAACCTGAGTACGCTGTAGGCGCTCCTGCGAGTTGCCCAGTACCTGTAATTGCACTTGCCATTTAGGTCAAGTCCTTTCTTAATTGGTTAGTTGGAAGGGATTACTGATCGAACAGTCCCTGACCACGATTGCTGGCGGCAGTGCCAAGTAATTTGGCTCTTTGTTTCGCATAGTCGGCCATTGTCATGTCCCGAATTGCATCGGGTGTATACGATTGTTGTGACGAGTCATTATCGAGGGGTCCTGAGGCAGGTGCGGTAATTCGAGTACCTGCCATTTGTTGCTTCGCATTCTGCATGGCTGCTTGTGCAGACTGCAAGATGCTTGAAGACTTTTCTTTGAGAGTAGCGATGCTGCTCTCAACTTCATCGGGAGTATTACCTTGGATCAAATCGATTAGTTCAGGAACGATATTATCCCGCTCTTGTTCCAGACGATTTTGACGGTAATTCATTAGTTCTTGGAACCTGCGCTCTTGCTCTAGTAGAGCAAATGCACGTTCTCTTTCAAGACGTTCATTCTCTAGTTGAGAATTAAATTCTTGCTCCTTCTTTGCGAGGAGTTCTTTGAACGATAGGTTGTCTTCTTCTTCTTGCTTGCGCTTTCCTTCTGCTTCTTTTTCAAGAGCAACACGAAGGGTTTCACGTTCTGCTTCTTTGGCAGATGCCTCTTCAGCACGAGCCTTAGCAGCAGCAAGTTCTTCTTTCATCTTTTCCATCTGAGGATATAACTTTGCCTTTTCTTGCTCACGAGCCTTGGCAATATCATCTGCGGTATACACAGAACTCACCTCATTCTGAAAAACTTCTTGTGCTGTAACTGCTTCTGCGAGTTGCGGAGACAGTAGGTCAGCGGTTTCTACTTTGTTTTCCATAGTAATCACCTATATTTTCTGGGTCTTTGTCCGAATGCCTTGCGGCGTGCCACTGGGTTTTATTACGAGATAATTGCATTACATTTCACTACAAAAATCTCGGTATACTCTGATTTTTTATCAGAATCTTCTATTCTTTATCGACCGTCCTGCGCTGTGGGATTTTAGTTCCGTAGGCATCGGTGACAAGTTTATTGCGGAGATCGGCCTCAGCCTGGACTTCGATTCCCTTAGTCTCTTGGCTTGCAGCGTTTTGTGGGTTGTTGGCATCCTCTGGTCCCATCATGCCATCTCCCATGACATCGCCATCTCCTAGTTGCATTGGCTGCATTGGGATAGCAGAGTTACCATCAGGTCCTGGCATCATGCCAGTCATATCCATAATCTGTTTCTGAATCTGGATCTTTACAAGTTGTAGGGCGCCATCTGCTTGAGCATCGTTAATAAGTTCTTGACGAATCTCTTCTAACTTCTCCTCTGGGAATTCTTCGCCAAGAGTACGAAGTGCACCTTCCTTAGATTCAAGTCCCATTCCTAACTTAGTCTGGATCTCGTTGAGCGCAATCAACTTGTCAAGAGGAAGTGGTTGTGGGAAGTGAGAGTAGTTCATGTACGAGATTGGATCGTTAGGATCAAGCATAGATAGTTGACCTGGCTTAATAGGTCCATCTACATCTGGGTTGTACATCATCGTCTCTGGTTCCTTGAGGTAAAGAGTACGAAGTGCTAACTCATTAATTCTTTCAATACCCTTGCCATACTGGGCTACTTTTTGTGAGTAGCGGTTCATCAATGGCTGATACTGGATAGAGAGTGCTACACCTGAAGTGTTAGAGATTGCTTGAACTTGTCCCAGTGCGGTTTCTGGGATGTTCATAAGTTCATGCATTGAGCGCTTTAGAAGTTCGAGATACTTTAAAGCACCATCAATACCTTGGGCACCGCCTTCAAGATTGAAGACCTGAGCATCTTTTGGAAGACCGCCCCAAACCTTCTTAGCACCCTTTTCCAAGTTAGAGGCTTTAGCACCCACGATCACTGTCACTGGTGATGCGTGGTAGTTAATGATGTCAGCGACATCAGTGCTAATTTCGTTATATGCACGGTTGATAGTGATGATGTCGTGTGCGTCCGAGAGACCCCACGGCGATCCTGAAACAGGAACATTAGGTATATGTACCACTGGAATTAGTCCTAGTGGATTTGGGCGAGAGTCAATTAACTCATCGTTGACGTACTCTTCAATAATGTCGTCAGTCAAAATTTCAGTGTAGGTAAACACTTGACGTGTACCTTCTAGTGATGTTCCCCAGAAACGATACTTCTGCTTAAAACGCAGTAGACGTGTGCGGTCGTGTGGGTGGAACTCAGGGAAACAGAAGGAAGAGTTCATTGGTAGTAGGCGAACACGACCAGGATGGAAGTGTCCAGCAGAGTCTGTCCATGGCTCTTCGTATGCAATCTTTACAAAGCAATCGCCAGTGATTCCGCCTTGTTGTCCCATCTCAAGTAGAATACGCATCTTGTCGTTGTCTACTTCCCAGATGCGCTCTAAACGATCTGGAACAATTGCTTCTGTTGCTTTAGGTGAACGGAAGTGTATGCCGTTACCAAATGTAAAACGTGAAAGATAATCATCAAATGCACGGTAGTAGTTAACCGCAATCTGCATCTCGCCTTGCTCACGGCGGTAACCCCAGTGATGACCGAGGTACATCGCCCAGTTAAGTGAATAACGGTTGAGGCGGGGACCGTGTACTTCAAATTCTTCGTCTGCAAGTTCAACCAAGCCAAGTGGTGAAATTGAGATTGTTAAATCGCTAGAGGCTGCTCTATACGATGGAGGACTAAAATCAAGAAACGACATTACTTATTCTTATCTTTCTTGTTTTCTTTTTTAGTTTCAAGATGCTTTGACTTTTCTTTATCTTCTTTTTTCTTAGCCATTGCAACTTTACGTGTTGCTTCAGTTGTTTCTACAAACTGTCCACCGCTTTGGATGTACTTCTTGTGCACCCATGCTGATGCTCCTGGGTTGGGATATGACGAGTACTTAGCCCGTGCCATAGCAACAATCGTTGCATACAACTTTGGGTTTGCTGGTTTTCTCATATCTCCTCCAAGGATAGCCTAACCACCCTCACACTAGTGTAAGGGTGGGTCGGCGTACTTACTAAACTATTAGTCGTTTACGACTGTTGGTGACATGCGCTGTGTGCGGCCACCTGAACGAACTGCAGTCTCAATCTGAGCACCTGAATAGTCGTTCATTGTTCCATGTGCAAACTCACCAAGATATGTTGGTGCTTCTACCCATGATGCTGATCCAACGTGTGCACGCTCTGAGAGAGTCTCAGCAGCAGTCTTTTGCCACACTGGTGCATTACGGTTTGGACGACCAGGTGCAACTGCTGAACCTGACATCATTCCTGTTTGGAAATCGTTTGGCACATCGGTGTCAGTTGCGATTCCTTCTTCAAAACGTAGTGGTCCACGGCGCGTTGCGTTGCCAGACTCTTTCATTTCGTAGATCTGAGGTGCACGCTCTGGAAAGCGAGGTGCTGGTGAGATTGTCATATTTACTCCTTAAGGATGTATTGGAAAGGCCTTTTCCTAGTACATAGTTTCCACCTTTTTGAGTGGTCTATGTTGTTCAACTAGAAAAAAGGATTACTTGATGCAACAACTTCTGGCATTACCAAATCCTTAGTTAAAGAGCAGGCAATAGACAGAGAGTCCACAAAGTCATCATGTGCATAGGATTCATCAGGTGCTGCAACTAAGAAGTTAGGTCCTTTGTACTGGACCTCGGCATCCACCATCTGCTGGTAAAACCGCTTCCAAGTACGAAGTCTGCGAGTTTTTGCGTGTGCTGGCCATGCAAGCATCTTGCGTTGAATTAATGCCTGTAGGTGCTTCCAACGACCAGATTGCTCACTGGGACTAGATGTCAAAGACATAACCTCTGCCCTAGGAATCAATAGTTTAAGGCGCTGCGCTACAGCATCACCTACACCGTTAGCGTCTACACCAATAGCAAGGACGTCGTAGTTACTGAGGAAATTTACGATTTGGAAGTATTGCTCTTCCCAATCGTCTCCCTGCATCTCTAACCAGTTAAGGACTCTGTGATCAAAATAACCAAACTCATCAGGACGATCCCAATCAACCCAAACCACAGTAACGACTGTAGAGTCAGTTTTACGAGCAGGGTCGATGCCGACAACGACTGGGGTTTTATGCCATACCTTAACCAGTTCTTGAGAAGTGTCCCCCAAGTCGTCCATAATGTTCGAAGTAACAAACATGCCTCGCTCAAGAAGCCATTTGCAGTTGTACGACATTTGAAATTCATCTGATTCCTCACCAATTCTTAGCATCTCTTTTTTAATAAACTTTTCGTAGTTGTCATTAAACTTTGCAACATCTTTCCAGTCCCATTGGAAATGGTTCTGTCTATTGCCACGAGTCGTTTGACGACGACGGTTCATCTGTATTGCTTTGTAGAAGTTGTTCTTACTTGTTGTAGGTGTTCCAGTCTTAACCATTGTTCCTGCGTAGTAGGCAAGCATCGGAGAGATTGACTTTGATACTACAAAGTCATCAGCCTCTTGACACTCATCAATAACAATCAAATGGAAAGACTTAGACTCAATTTTTGCACGAGGGTTTGCAGTCATCATTGTAATAGTAGAGCCTGACTTCTTTAGTTTAATCTGACGTGTTACGCCTCCTACACGAGCAGTCTGATCATCAATCTCAGGATCGCCAAGAATCTCTAGTGCACGCTCTGATGTGAGGCGTGTGACTGTTCTACCAAAGAGTGTTTCAGCCTGTCCTTCTGTAGGTGCAAATAGTCCTACCCATAGACCATCTTTGAATTTACCAAGTAAGTCTGGGTATAACTTTGCAAGTCTAGGAAGTAGCACCATCAGTGTGGCTACTGTGTCAGCAACAGTCTCTGATTTTCCTGACTGACGTGATGCTAACGCTGTAATTTCTTCACCATCGTTAATAATCACAGACTCAATAATGCGTCGTGCTAGAGGCTTTTGATAAGGATGAAGGTCATGACCAACAAGGACCTTAAGAAAGTCCATGATCTTCTCAACAAGTTTGTCAACAAACTGCTGCGACAGTTCATCTAACTGTTCGTCTAGAGGTTCGTTTTCTCCTTGTTCTTCTGCTTGATAGAACTCAGGACTAATCTCTTCAAACTTGTCTTGATCCACTGTCATATGGAACTCTGTGTGCGTCGCTTTAACTCTTTAGCAATAGCGTAGAAGGCCTCAGCGCCCATAACGACTTCATCGAGGTCAGCCTCGCTCTGGTGCCTCTGCCATGTCGAAATGTGTTTGCCGATCGTATACATTGACTGCTCCATCCATAAAATCAAATCTGGAGTAGAGACCGTCGATACTCGTTTCTCGATTCGACTCTGTGGCTGGTGTCCAGCCTGCTTCTTCCGTAAAATCCTCATATGTAACTTCCCGTCTTGCTAGTGCGCCGCTTAGTGCTTCTTCTTCTTCTTTCATGGCTCCCCATCTGCCTAAGACTAGTCCATGGTACTTGGGTAATCGTACTATGAACGGAGTAGCAGTTCTGTACGGTTCTTCGATCTCTTGGCTCCAGCCACGAACAACAAGTTTATTGCCCCAATCATAGGGGAATCTAGTAACTTGTACAAATAGTGGTCCGAGTGTGTGTACCTTGGGCATTTACTTCTTTCTTGATTGAGTGTTGTACTGCTTTCCACCGCTGCTTCTTTGAGAGATACGAGCATATCGATAAAACTCTTTACGCACACCTGCTGGAATAGAACGAACATTAGCAGGTCCACGGGGCTTAAAGTCTAGGTACTTGTAAATATATTGACCTTTTGAAACACGCTTTTTAAAGTCTTGCCACTCAGAAGATGTAACTTCGTAGTAGTTGTAGAAAGTTCCATCACGGAACACAACTGTAAGGACACTACGGACCTTGTCATATCCAGCGGCTACTGTACGTGGACGTTCGGGATGGATACTAGAAGTTGGTACAAGTGTGAGTGGAGCCGCAGCGGTTCCTTCATCTGCTTGTGGTCCCTTGTAACCAGGGACAATTAATTCGCCAGTGTCAATATCTTCGTCGTATGACTGTCGATAAGAAGAACGATCAACGTAGTTGCCCTCATTATCTATGTAATAAGACTCAGAGTTAATACTTTTTGCTAAGGCTTCTCCTGCTTGATTGCGGCGGTTTGCCTCTCCAAATGATTGTGGATTGTATGCCTTGTCAATTTCACCAAGGAACTCAATACCACCGAACTCTCCAGAAGATGCTGCTGTTGGAAGACCAGCAAAAGTTCCAGTAATTTTATTCAGTAGTTCGCCAGAAGACGGTATAGCAGTGCGTTGATTGCTCACTGCTCTACCGCCTACTGGACGTACCATTGTTTTATCCTAACAGATTAGGATTATGCCCAAGGTGTAAGAGTTACTGTTGCACCTGGAACAACGCTGTTTTGTCCAGCGGTTAGTGATTGAGTCTTAATTGTTGCTGTTGCAGCAGTTAGTCTAGTTCCAGGTGTGATAGCGCCTGTGTCTGCGACTGTCCATCCTGAACCTGCAATAATAAGCGTAGTTCCTGAACCACCAGTTACAGTCCAAGTACCAACAAGTGCTGTTGGAATACCTGTTCCTGCAGCAATAGTTACCTTTGTACTTACAGGCCATGTGCCTGTTCCACCAGAAACATATACCGTTGCTGCAGTAGTAGCAGTTACGTTAATACGAGTTGGTTGAGTAGCGGTGTTTGTTGCTGCTGACGCAGTGATAACAGTTAATGAGGCATCCTTCATTGCGTCCTGTGCAAGTGCTGTTGCAAATCCACGAACTTCTGGTACGAGTACGTAGTCAGTTGCTCCTACTACATCTTCGCCTGCTGTATTCGGTGTATATTGTGGATAACCATTCCAACCTGAAAGAGCGTTGATGTGGCTATCTGCTGCTGGATCTAGACGACCCGCTACTCTTGTAGTGACTGTTGTCGAAAGAGTTGCACTTGCTGCATTTGGACGAGCATCGTTTGGTTGAATAGGGAAGTTTCCATATACGAAGTCAATAGCGACCTCGCCTGCGGTATCAAGAAGATTACCGTTATTATTTACTGCCATGAATAGTCTGCTTTCTCTAGAGAAGTTAAAGCCTCATGCGCTTAGAGGCATGACAAGTCTACTTAAAATCAGCACAATCATGGTCTTCAAGTTCATTTGTTTCTAGGACGGTGTGGCAGTCCTTGCATTTGAAGAAACGCACATCATCTAGACCCACATGCAACGAATCAGCGTGGTACTCGCTCTGATCCATCTTGGGGCCTGCAAGCACCTCTGGAGGAAATGGCCCTCTAGGGCTGTGTGCTGCTGAGGGCACGTAATGTCCTTGAATTGCAAACTTGCGGATTAACTTCATTACTCTTCCGTCTTTTTGTCTGTCTTCTTCTTTGTGACTGAGAGTGTTTCAACAACCGCTTCCTTGGCTTCGGTAAAAGCCTCGGTTATGTTAAGCAACCCCGCTTTACGACGATCTTCCAAGAACCTAGGTAGGTCTTTACCGCAATAATAAATAGACTCTAATTTTGTTATTCGGTAGACGTACATAGCGTCGTTAGAACAATTTGCACACTTCATTACCACTCCAATCCATGACTAAATTTCTTGCTCTCAGTATCCACATCGGCACCACCACTCATAGGTCCTGGTCGTGACGGCATTGGAAACATCTCGGATAATATTGCTTTGTGTTCTTCTGGAACATCTCTGTGTTCAGAAAGGTTTTGAGCACGAGTCCAGAACTCTGGTGGGTACATGCCAAAATTACGAAGAATTTGACCATGAGCCTTTAACGCAGGGATCTGCTTTGTGCGAACTGCAAAATCTAAAATCTTCTTATCAATTGCTGATAATGGATTTACTCGTGAGTCATACCCAGAATTAAAGTGGTTGTATGAATCATGGTCACGAGATAAACCGCCAGCCATAGTTACTTCTTCTTTGGTCGTGTTCCAGGAGCCGTTGGCTTTGCGCCCTTAGACTTCACTGGTACTCGTGGGACTTTTGCCCCTGTAATTGGATTAATTGCTGTGTTGTTCTGTAGTGTGCCTGGCACTGGTGCTCCTGTCGTTGATGGGTTTATTGGTCCACGTTTTAAGTAACCAGGTACTGGTGCCCCAGTATTTTCTGGTGTTGGTTTTGATTGTCTTGGTAAAGATGTTTGTTCGGTATGGCTCTGTTGAACCATGGCATTAGAGTAGTGCTTATCCTTCTCAGGTTTTGGCGTAAATTTGTCAATTAAATTACCAGCCGCTAGAAACGGATTCCAGTCTTTTGATTGAAACTGCACGCCACTAAGGTTACTCATGGGTCTATCTTCCCTTAATTAACGGGATTTGGAGTATTAACCTCAGATTTGTTTAGGCAATTTTCAATAGCGATTAATCTTTCGCCCATCTCTACAAAGGCCTCCATAACCAATTCTTGGTTTGCATAGAGTTTGTTGACAGTGTCTTTTGTAGACTTACCGCCATTTTGACTTAGTTCGCCATCTAGTTTGTTGAGGCGCTGCATCACTCCTGGAACTTCATCTCTGCCTGGTGCAGCCTCTTCGCCTTCCCAGTCACGCATGAAGCGCTCCATCCATTGCATAAAATGTTTTACTCTTTTGTACAGTGGATTCAAGAGAACTCCTAGGCTAATGAGAGCACCAGTGACAATTCCAATTGTCATAAAGGTATTTGTCACTGGTGCATCTCCTCTAAATTACTTCTTGCCGAAGCCGTATGATGGATCTTTTGGATTTATAAACTTTGCTGCTGGTCCAAGTAGACCTGCAATAAAGGCGTTAGCCAAAATCTTTGGGTCCGAAATTCCTGACATGTAGAGCGCTGCTACAGCAGCAGCACTTGCACGAAGCCAAGTTGCTCCTGCAGCCTTAAGTACGTTGATATCCATGTTTCTCCTTACTAGATGCCCTCGGCTAATAATCTCTTATTCGTCTCGGTTACGCAGGGGATACGTGATAGCCCATGCAACTAGAGTTGCAACAATTGCATATCCAACAATGGTTTTTGCGCTTCCATCAAGAACAACCCATGCAATGAACATGCCAAGGAGTGTCCAGAGTTGGTCAATCATGTCTTTTATTACTCTCATATCGCTTCCTTTCTTCGTCTCATTGCCTTGCTCTCACCAGAGGCTCCGCCTCCACCGCCTCCACCACCAGAACCGCCTCCACCACTTCGTGATCCACCACCTGTTGCACCAGCGGCTGCACCAACTGCATTCATAGCAGCACCTGCAGCAACAACTGTTGCAACAACCATGTCAGTTGCTTCTTTGCGTTCTTCTGGAGACATATCAGCACCAACACTTCCAAGAGCGTCTAGTACTGCACCTGGATCTGTAAACACTTCGTTAAGTAATGCTCCTGGATCTTGTAGCAATTCAACTTGCACTGCAACCTCTGCAGTAATGATAACTTCATTACCATTCTCATCTTGTCTAACCTCGACAGGAGTTGCTGCTGGTAAGTCTTTGTACTCAATACCTGCATCTTGAACCTGTTCTTTTGTTAGAGTATCGCCAGGGGCAACAGAAGAGATAAGTGCTTCCGCAACAATTCCTCGTTCAGCAGTTGACAGGTTCCCATCTTGAGATGCCATAGCAACAATGACTGCCACGTCTGCCTTGCTGACGTTGCCATCAGAGGCCAGAGCATCCAGGACTGCATTTTGATCTGCAACTGAAAGTTTTCCATCACTTGCCAAGGCATCAACGAGTTGGGCTGCCTCTTTAGCATCCACTTTTCCATCTGCTGCCATAGCATCAGCAATAGCAGAAACTTCTGATGAATCTAACTTTCCGTCAGATAGCGCATCCGTCACAGCGGCTGTAACCTCTTCTGCAGGAGTTGGAGCAGGTTCAGGTGGAAGATCAGGAATTGGTTCAGGCTCTGGTTCTGGCTCAGGAGCAGGTTCTACAGGAGTCTCAGGCTCAGGTCCAGGCGCTGGGTCTACTGGTTGCTCAGTTGGAACTTCTGGCTCACCAATCGAGCCATCAGGATCAGGAATTGCTACAGGAGGTTCATCAACAGGCGCAGGAGGCTCTTCAACAGGTTGCGGAGGCAAGTCAGGCTCTGTGTCAGTATCAGGAACAACAGGTGCTTCCTCTACAGGATCAGGAGTAGGTTCAGGTGAAACGTCGGGTTGTGGTTCAGGTTGTGTCTCTGGCAATGGCTGTGGGTCTGGTTGCGGCTGTGGTTCTGGTTCAGCAACTAATGCAGGTGCTGGAGGAGTCGGAGGAGTAGGTGCTGGAACAGTATCAATAACTGCTTGCGCTACTGCAATAATTGTTGGTGCTGTATTTACTTTTTCAACAGCAGTAGACACAGTTGCAAGTGCAGTTACTTTATCGGTTAAAGATGTAGTCGCTGTTGCTAATGCAGTTACGGTGTTTGCAGAAACAGTAGCGATTGCAGGAATTGCTGTTGCTGCAGTTGTAGTTGCAGCATTTGTAGCAACAACAGCAGTAACGGCAGTATTTAATGTAGCAATCTGTGCGTTAGCAGCATCGATGGCTGACTGTACTACTGCAGTACTTGGATCTGGGATTGGGATAAATGCAGTGCCTTGACTGATAGTTCCATTGAATCCAGGACCAGAGTTTGTGTCAGTAATAGCAGTGACAGTTCCATTAGTAGTCTCACGAATATTAAAACGAGCACCATTTGGAATAGGACCAGTCACGCTGACATCTGCTGCCCATGCACCATCTGCTGGGTTTACATCGGCATTAAATCTAATCTGTGTCATCTGAGTATCGGCTGTTCTTAAAGGATAAACCCGAACATCCCAGGCTACAGTAAGGGTGTTTGTAGTTGTTGAATAAGTAACTCCAGAACCGTTACTCCAAGTAGTCCAGTCGTAACCTGCTACAGAAATTGAAGGAGCATTAGGAGTTGAGTAGTAGTTTCCACCTTCGTTAACACCAAAAGTAATAGTTGCGTTTGAACCTACATATACGTTGGTATAAACGGTGTTACCCATGCGTAGGTTAAACGGTAAGTTCATACGAACGCCAGCATCATCAGTATTGGCCAAGACATTTGTTGATGCACCAACAGTTGCTGCTAGTGCATTAACTGCATCTTGTGCATTGTTGATTGCGACGTTTGCTTGTGTTAATTGTGTCTGTGCTTCTGTGCGTGCTGGAGTTACTGCTGCTACCGCAGTGGTTGCTGTTGCTACTGCGGTTGTTGCGGTGGCTACTGCTGTACTTGCGGTTTGCACTGCAGTAGTTGCTGTGGCTGCTTGGGCAGCCTCTGTTGCTACCGCTGCTGCAACCTCTGCAACTGTAGTAAGTGGAGTTGCTGACAAGGTGTTAGAGGTTGTTACTACTGTCTCTGCTGCTGCAGTTACTACTGGTGTTGCTGCAGTAACTGCTGCTTGTGCAGCAGCAACTTCTGGACTTGCTGTTGTTGCAGTTACGGGAATTGCTGCAGTTGCATTAACTGCGGTAAGTACGGCTGTTGTTACATCTGTAATGATAGTTGCTGCTGTTGCAACTGCTGGTGCTGTATTAGCAACTTCGGCTACCGCTG